AGGCGCTTGTCGCCCTTCTTGAACGTGATGACCGGGGGCTTGGCCTCATAGGACGCCTCGGAAAAGACCACGAGCTTGTCGTCTATGACCTTGACCATGCCGCCGTGGTCCTTGGCGAGCTTCGTCAGGTGCGCGAGGTCCGACTGCTGGCGCTGGTCCACGCGGTCCAGCTTCGGGTCGTTCTCCAGCTCGAAGACGAGCGTCAGGCCGCCGCGTTCGGCGACGTCCGACGCGATCGCGGCGAGCGTCGTGTCCTCCCACGGTCGCGTGTGCTTCTCCCGGCGGACCGGGGACGACAGGGGAACGGAAGTGCCTTCGATGGTTATGGTGGACGGCGGGCCTTCGCGCTTTTTGCCGGTCTGTTCGAACGTCCCGCAGGCGAGCTCCTCCAGCTGTCCGGGGTCGTCCCAGCTTTCGGCGATGATCGTGACTATGATCTTTTTGCCTGTCCCGCCCGGCGAGTACGCGGACGTGGTTTTCTTCGGTTCGGGCGTATACAGGTAGCCTAAGTGCGCCTCAGCCATTCGCGCCGGCCTCATCGTCGATAAATTGGAAATTTATGTCATCGCCCTCGTCCAGGCTGTCCGTATACTTGAGCGACAGCAGCAGGGGGTTCAGTTCATCCGTGATGTCCAGCCCGTCGTATATGACACGGGCGTACGCGACGCGGGGTTTATCCATCTATTGCCTCCATGCCGGCAGCGCGCCGTGCGCCGGCGTCTCCGGTTTCGGCGGGATGTTCAAGACGACTCCGGCCGAGAATACGACGGTCTCCGCATGCTCCGGGTTCGCCGCGATCACGAGGCCCGTATGCGCCTCGTCGCCGAGTGCGCGCAGCGCGACGATGTCGAACGTGTCCCCGGACGTCGTGCTGTACGTCCTCACGAGAACGACGTCCTCATCCTGCCGCGCTCCATTTCGTCCAAAACCTTGGGCACGGTCTTGTAGATCATGTCCCTGACCTGCTTGCCAATGTCCGCCCCGGCCTGCTTCAGGCGGTTCGCGGTTTCGGCGTCCGCGGCGCCGTCCACCTTGATGTCCACCTGCACGGGGACCGACAGGCCGCCGAACGACGAGGCGGACATACCCGCGGGCGATTGCGCGAATCCCGCCATTTGGCCGGCTTTTTCCCATATCCCGCGGGAACTGTCGTCGTTTTTGATGGGGACGACGGCCTCGGCGGCTCCGGCCTCCGCGATCCGCGCGATGTGCGGCCGCGTGAATATGCCGCCCCTGGCGTGGCCCTCCAGCGCGCCGGCCGTATCGCCGACGGTCTTCACGTCGACCTCCAGCGTCTTTTTGCCGCCGAAAATATTTTTAATGAATCCGCCAATGTTTTCCACCAGGTCGGTCAGCGGTTTGAAAATTTTTATCACGCCGTCGATAAAGTCCTTGGCGAGCTTCTTAGCCTTATCCCACGCGTCCGAAAAAAATCCGGTTATCCGGCCGATGATCTCTTGTATCCCCTCTATAAAACCGGCGAAGAACCCGATTACCGCGTCGATAAACTCCATGACGCCGGCCTTGACGGTTTCCCATATGCCAGTGAAAAATTCTTTGAGCGCCGAAATGATGTCCACCCAGTCCGCATACAGCCCGGTGAAAAACCCGACCACCGCGTCGACGAACGCCAGGACGCCGCCCTTGATGTTTTCCCACAGGCCGATGAAAAACGCTTTGATATTTTCGACCACGTTGTCGACAAAGTTGCGGAAGCCCTCGAAGTTGTCGTACAAATATTTAAAAATGCCGGAGAACGGGTTGATGACAAACGCGACGATCGCTTTCCAGTTGGTCTTGACCCAGTCGATGACGCCGGCGAAAAATCCCTTGATTTTTTCGACGGCGCCCTTGACGAAGCCCACGATGGCGTCCCATACCTTGCCGGCGACTTCTTTGACCTTGTCCCAGTTTTTTATCAAAAGGACGACGATGGCGATGAGCGCGACGATCGCTATGATTATCAGCCCGATCGGGTTGGCGGACATGACGGCGTTGACGACGGCCTGTATGGCCGCCCACGCTTTTTTGATCGCGATGACCGTGTTGATAACCGCGACGATGCCCGACAGCGCGGTTTTAAACGCCAAAATCCCACCGATGATCATCGCGAGCTTGTCCCAGCCGCCGACGAAATCCTTGACCGCCTGTATGCCGTTCCATATTTTGCCAATAAATTCGCCGATCTTTTCCGCGAGTTCCCTGATCTTCGGGACGGCGTCGCGCACCCAGCCGGCGATCTTTTCGCCCCACGCGGCCCAGTCCACGGACTGCAGCCGTTCGGCGATGTCGCCGAAGGCCTCCGTGAAAGACGGGATCAATTTGCTGAAAAGCTGGACCTTGATACCGCTGATTGTGGCCGTCAGACGCTGCTTCATGGAGGCGTATTCCTCGGCCTGCGCCGCGACCTCGTTGGAGATGACGTTGCCCGTTTTGACGGCTTCCTTGCGGAGCGCTTCGATGCCGTCGGAGCCCATCTCCAGCACGCGCTGCATCTCGAGCGCGGACTTGCCGAAGAGCTCCATGGCCACCGCGTCTTTTTGGATCGGGTCCTCGAGGTTGTTCAGGTAGTCGGCAATGATCGCAATCTGGTCCTCGGGCTTGGCCTGCGCGAGCTTTTTGGCGTCAAGCCCGGTCGCTTCTCCGAAGTCCTCCATCGATTTCGCCGTTTTGTTGGCGTTGATGAGACGGCCGTTCAGCCTCGTCATCATGCCGGCGAATTCGTCGGCGCCGAGGCCGCACTGCTGAAACGCATACTGCAGTTCCTGGTATGTCTCGGCGTCCATCTTGATGCGCTTTGCCGTCTTGGCGGCCTGGTCGCCCGTCATGGCGATGTCGTCGGCCATTTTCCAAACGGCCGCGCCGATGCCGGCCGCCGTGCCCGTGACGCCCACGACGAGCTTGCCCGCGTTGGCGGCGAAATCGCCCCAGGCTGACTTCGCGTTATTAAACGCTTTTTTCGAGGCGAGGAGTTGCTTTTCGACGTCCTTGAAGGCTTTGGGAAACGATGACTTGAGCTGGGCGCCGATGATGTAGCCCATCGAATATTCTTTTTTAGCGCCTGTCGCCATGCTATTTCACTTCCTCTTTCGCCTCGCGTATCAGCTGCTGGCAGATATCCGACTCAACGAACACCTCAGCCAGCGGCAGCTCCCACCACTCCGACCGCGGCGTGGAGGTATTCATCGTCAGGGCGGTGATCACTCTGCGAAGGACTCCGGTGAGGTCGTATCCGGGCTCGCCTCCGCCCCATTCAGCAAAAAACTCGACACCGCCTGCGTTATCGTGGCGAAATCCGGCAAGGGCAGCGCCTCCAGCACTTCGTACGGGATTTTGGACACGTACGACGCGATCAGCCCGCAGTAGAGCGTATCCATCTGCTTGAACTGCGGCACGTGCTTCCGGCGCGTGACCTCCGCGTCGGCGCGGCGCAAAACATTCGCCGGGGCGTTCGCCAGGTCGAGGTCGATCTCGGTCAGGTCGTAGTCCTCGTACTGAAACGGCTTCGACAGCGGAATTTTCATATAGCCTCCTATACGGCCGCGGCGACGTCCTTGTAGACGTCCACGCCGTTGACCTTGTAGACGCCGTTAAGCAAATCGAATTCCATCACTTTTTTGCCGTCCATGTAGTGCTCGATGCGGCGCGCGGCCACCTCGATGGTGGCGTCCCACGCGGCGTGCGGCCCGCGCGTGCCGGGGTTTACGACCTTCACGGGGCCGCGCAGCGAGTAGCGTTCCTTGGCCTCGCCGCGGTCGTAGGTGGTCGTATCCTCGTAGGACTGCGCGGAGCGCAGGTCGAAGTTGCGAGCGATGCTGATCGCGTACGTCAGCGGATCGTCCAGCATGGACCTGAAATTCATGGTAAACGTCATCGCGCCCATGTGCCCGCGGCTGGGCACTTCCATTTCGCCCATAATGCCCGCGCCCGTAAATGTTTCCGTCTGCGCCTGCATGTTCGGCAGCGTAACAGTCGCGAGCCCGAGCAGTTTCTGGCCGCCGTCCACGTACACGTTGAACTGCGCGGTGACTGTAGGTACTCTTGGCATACTTGTCCCTCCTTACGCCGCGATCGCCGCGGTCAGATTCTCGAAGTAGCCGGGGTCGTACTCCAGCCAAAACTCGATCGTCTCCGCGGGCGGGGGCGGCAGCATGAGCAC